AGCGGTCACAGTGAAGTTACGCAGCTTGTTAGAGCCGTAGGCTTGACGGTTCTGAGGGTTCACTGCATACACGTTAGCGATGGTGAATGTATCGCCCACGTTAGGAGTGAATGTGCCCGATTTGGTCAGAGTCAGCACCGAATACTGCGCCCAGCCGCTGGTCAAGATGCCAGTGTCGGTAGAAGTATTGATGGTGGCAGTGCCAGCATAAGAGCCGAAAGTTTGAGCAGAAACGTTCTGATCCATCTTCCAGTTCATACCAGCAGAGTCACGACCCATCAGGCCTTTCTCGTACTGTGCGCCAATGCGGTCATTAGGCACAAACAGACCTTTCAGGCTGTCCACGATGGTTGCGCCTGTGAAGGGCTCAACGATACATGAACGACGACCATCGCGGGGTGCGCCTTCAGAATCAAGGTAAGCAGCCGCAGTCAGGTAGGTCAACAGGCTGGTAGGAGGAGTACCAGGTGTGCCCACGATGTTAGCGGTGTTCAACTTAGCCATAGTCAGACCGTCATAGTCAATCTTGTTGGCTACAGCAGCCACAGCAGGCTTGAGAATACGGTCAGAGAACATATCCAGCGACAGAGCCAAGTCTTGACTAGTAAACTGGGTGTCCACATGGAACTGTGTTGACAAGGTAACAGGCACTGAAGTCTCGTTGAAATCTTCAACGTTCAAAGCAGGGCCGGTAGTACCGATGAAACGACCAGGACGACGAACGTTCAGGGTCGCACCGATCTTTGCGCCTGTAACAGCGAATTGATCGTCATAGTTGCGGTCAACCTCCGAGGAGAAGGTCAATTCGTTTTCGAGAACCATGAGGGCTTCATTGGTAATCATCGAAATCGTCAATAGATTATTACTCACGATAGTTTCCTTAATAAAATATGTTTAGCGGATTCGCCCTGCCAATCGTGCAGCTTTCCAGGCTTGATATGAACCGTGGAAACTTCCATCGGAAGTTAGATTCACATCTCGACCATTAGCAGCAGACCGGATTGGGTTAATCGGTGCTGGGGCTTTACTTTTAACAGCAGGCTTTGTCTGAGGCTCAGTTTTCTCAAACTGCGCTTCCAGTTTCCCAATTGTCGCCAAGGCTCTTGTCAGAGTCATGCCTTGGAGCTTTTCAGCAACTTCAGGATTTTCAGCAAGATGGTAGAGAATCTTTGGGCCAACATCTGATTCAAAGATTGCGTCCCGCACTTCATTACTTACCGTAACGTCTGCGGAGCTAACCATTGCTTCAAAGTCGGGCATCTCGGATTTGGCTGCTTCCACACGTTTCGCCCAAGTGTTTAGAACCTTTTGGCGTTCGGCTTCTGCTTTGGCTTGAACTTCCTTCTGCTTTTCTTCCTGAAGCCGTTGATCTACTCGATAGTCCGTTAATGCTTTCGCATATTCGTACATATCGGTAAATTGCTCGGGCTTTGGTTCTTCATCTAACTTTGGTTCTTCTTTCGGAGATACCTTAGTTTTCAAAGAATTTAACTCTGCTTCCAAACGTTCCCTTGCCTCGCGCTCGGCTTGGGCTTCTGCCTTTGCCGCCTCTCGTTGCTTAGTTAGGTCTGAAAACCTTTTCTCCAATTTTGGATTCTGTTTTCTGTCCTCTGCTGGTTTTGCTTCTTCTTCAGCTACTGGCTCACTCTGTTCAACATCTTCCTGCGGCTCTGCCGGTGCAGCCTCGCTAGGTGTTGAATCAGCTAAACCCAATTTCTTAGCTGTAAATTCAGCAAGATTTTCACTTGTCACCACGTTAGCGGCAACTTTAGGCGCTGGTGCGTCCTGAACTTCTGACATAGGTTTCCCTAAGAATTTACCCCATGTACCTCATGGGTAAGGTTTTGTGGCAATTATCCACGAAATTTATTTTTTGTGTGGTTTATGGTAGTGATGAACACTATATCCACGTTTATTTTGCGACAACACAATATGTTTCATACCGTGTTCTTTATGTTCAAGAGGAGTTACGATATGTGCCCACTTTTTCGGGTCTTTAGGTGGCGTTTGCATATTTTCATCATAGTATCGGGTTTGGCCTTCTTTCCATCCACCGCCTGATGTTGCACCTCTTTTGATTTCGCTCATGGCCTGTGACGCATAGCGATATTCGCGTTCTTTATGGTGCTGATGCACCTCTGAACCTTGAACTTCAGGTAATTGTTTAGAAATATGTTCGCGTTTTGGAGGATTTTTTCTCTCCATAAATTCACGATCAAATTCAGCTTTGTTTTCACTGGTTACGGTTGGCATAATGACCTCACTGTTGGATAAATGGATTAGCGCCCTGCGAAATGTCCTGCGCTGCAAAGGTGGCGTATTTGCCCTGCTCTGCGTTGCGCTTCTCAATCTCTTGTAATAAACGGCTGGTGTCCATGTGATGTAGCAGTAACTCCACAATGGCATCAATCTCGGTCTTGTTCTGAGACGTAATGGCGCGTGTGTTTTGATCGTTGACCTTGACTTCAGCCATCGTTTCAGTGTTGTGGGCTTTGGCAGTGACTTCCATGAGTTTGCGTTTGGTAGCGCCATCCTCTTTAATTTGAGCCACTTGACCGCGATTATTGATTTCCAGTTGTGCAGCCTGAAGCTGTTGCTGCATTTGTTGCATAACTTGCTGTTGTTGGGCAAGTTGCATCTGAACCTGAGGAGGCACATCAGATTTCTCATCAATCTGTGCCATCGGATTCATTGCAGCCAAACGGTCAGCAATCACATCTGCGCCTGGGAAGTCCATGTTTCGGAACACTAGGTCACCAGCGATGTTGAATAGCTCGGCATTACCTGAAAGCAGGGGCATCATGGCCTCTACAGCCTGCTGGCGCTTGGTTTGGAAGCCAGGGCCAGTGTCCATCACCACATCGTATTCGCCCACGGTAACGTCATTCAAGACCTCACCAATAGCGTTTTGCTCGTTAATCACAGTCATGTCAGGCTGACCATCTGAGCCAATGATTCGCATGACGCGCTGGGTGTCGTAGATATGCGGAATCAGGTCAAGAATGATCTTTCCGGTGTGACGGATTGATCGGGTCATGTTGTCGTAAAAGTGGAAGTTCGACAGATCAACCTGATTCTGCTGGCCTGCAAGAGCTTTACCCGAAATATTGCCGCTAGGAAGCTGGTTAGGGTCTAGGATACCCAGCACCATCTGAAGGTCGGCAGAAATCGCACCAGCGGCTTCCATGATGCCTGTTGGTGGTGGCTCGGGTTGCAGGCGGGTAGGCGTTGGGGCTGGTACGCCTTCAATGTCCTTCTGTTTGTAGCGCAGAACAGGTGTGGACTTGATGTTAGCTAGTGCCCATTCGCTTTCGTGACCCTCGTCTTGGCCTTCAGCAAGCAGCCATTTAGCCTTTGGAGCTAAAGCTACGCTTTCGGTCATGCTGGTGCGCCAAAAGTTATACATACGCTGTGGGTCTTTGGCAAACCGCACCAAGCCGTATTTCTTGCGCTTATCGTCAACAATGACCTGTGCGCCATAGCAAGGAATAACAGGGATGAACTTACCAGCCCACACACGTTCTTCAAGCACCTCAATAGCGGTGCATTTGATGTATTTCACTGCTTTGCGGAAGCTCTGACGTTCATCAATGATGGTCAGGCCAGCGGCTTCAACACGTTGGAAAAAGGTGTCTGAATCGGCAAAAGCACTTGTTCCATCTGACAGCAGATACAACTTAGCGCGTTCACGTTCAATGTAGTAATACTCGGCAATGCGAATATCTTCCTTGGTTACCCAGCTTGCGGTGTCATCACCTGTGGAACGCTGGGTAAAACTAGCCCCATCGTCAGCATCAGGGTAATAGTCACGGAACACTTTTTTGTCCATCACCGTGGTAATCAGGCAGCGTTCAGCGTCTGAGCCATCAGGAAGGATGCTGTTGGGGTCGAAATAGACCGTGAAGGGATTGTCGATAGCGTCAATGTAGATTTCTTGGTCAAAAGAATCTTCAGAGACATATCGGGTGTTGATGCGCCAATAGCCCCAGCCCATGCGAACAGCGTAATCAAAAGCTGTGTCGTAGGCAGTATCAGCGTTGGAGTTGACCTCGATGTGGCGGGTGATGCCCTCAATCACTTGGGCAATCTTGTAATCAGCCAAGTTATTTACAGGATGCACTTTGATTCGTGGGCGCTGCATCCGTTGCTGGTTGGTCACCTGACGGATATAGGCATCAATCTTGTTGATGGTCAGACAAGGACGCGCTTCTAAGTTGCGGGAGTTTTGAATCTCTACAGGCCATTGGTCGCCTGCGGCAAATTTAACGTCTTGCAGAGCCTCCGCACGATTCATAGAGTCAGAATCATTCACCAAGCGCCAAAACTTGATGGCTTCGTTAATTCGATTATCCGAGTTATCGGCAGCTTGGTAGTCAGACATAAGAACTCCTTTTTTCTATTATCCCATCCAACCGCCAACATGGGCAACAGGGGCAGACTTCTTGCGCTTTGCGGGTTCTTTAATCATCAGGGCGATATACCGGAAAGCGTCAGCACCGTGGCTGTATTGGTCGTGCAGGGGCGTGCGTGAGAATTGCCCTGTGTCAGGGTCAACCTCGTAGCGGTAGTGTCTCAGGCAAGCCAAGCCATCGGCTGCGTGTTCACGGTCAAACCAGCAGGATGGGAAGATTGTCCTGGCTGCGTTAATGGAGTCTAAAACAGGCACTTTAGGCAGGATGTGGGTTTTATATCCCGCTGCCCTCACAATGTCGTCTATTGAACGTCCAGCAGCCGCTAGGGTCTTGTTCTCAGCGTCATGGGGTAGCCAAATCGTGTCATAGACATATCCATACGTTTGCATGGTTGCCAGGTAATAACTTATGGTCTTTTGGCTGTCCTCAATATACCGGATAAGGCGGGTTTCCATGCCCACGAACTGCAAGAACCAAATAGCTGTATTGTCTGACCAGCCTAAATCAAATACCGCATGAACCGGCTTGGTGGCGTCATACGGAACGCGAGTGATGCGGCCTTCTTTCTCTGCCTCTTGCATTTCTTTGGCAAAGATAGCCCCATCTACTGTCTGTCGGCATAAACCTTCCCATACAGTGTTATAGGCGTTCAAATCGCGCAGCTTGAGTGCGTCTTTCTCTGCCTTTAGCGTCTCAGGAAACCAAGGGTTGTCTGACCAGTTAATCTTTTGGACGATTGCGCCTTCAGGCGGGTTGACCACAAACCTTTGGTAGGTTTCATCCGTCTCCAACTCAGGGTTAAAGGTAATCCAAATCTCAGACTTCTCCTTACGAATAGTCGGAATCAGCGTATTCCAGCTTAGTCGGGAAACCGATTGTGCCTCCTCTACCCAGCACAGGTCGACCCCTTCATAACTTTTTACATTAGCTACGTTGTTCTTTAAGCCAACAAAGTTGAATTCAGAGCCATTCTTGCCCCTGATGGTGGCTTGGGTGATGTCAAAGAACGATTCCAGCCCCAAAGCCTGCACTTGGTCACACAGCAGCTTGTGTACGGAGTCTTTCAGGGATGTTTGGAACTCTCGGGCGCAAAGTATGCGGAGAGGGCTTTGTGCAGCTTGGATAAGTAACGCTCTTGCTACCCCCCAACTTTTTGCACCTCCCCTGCCTCCGTACAGAATTTTATAGCGGGCAGGCTTAAACAGGCAATGGAGCTTTTCGGGGAATTCAGCTTTGGGCTGCATCAGGCTTTACAAACGTGACTTGTATACCAGTTAGCAATGGTGCGCCTTCTGCGCCTGTAATCTCTTGTTTGACTTGTTCCCGATACTTCTTGGGGAATCGAGCAGCCATTGAACGTGAC